GATATCCCCCCACTGTATAAAGCGTGGAACATCGCAATCAAAGCATCAAACTGCGAATACATCACGAACGCGAATTGCGATGATCATATCTATTCCGGCTCTTATGACGAAATGGCCGGCATCCTGGATAATCATCCTGAAATCGCGCTAGTCTATGGCGATAACAATATCCATAATGGCAATGCGAATATCTACAAATCGCGCCCGGCATGTGACTTTTACATGCTGCAGAGATTCTGTGTCATTGGTCCTATGCCGATGTGGCGAAAATCACTGCATGAAAAGTACGGCTACTTTGACGAAGATTATCAAATCTGCGGTGATTATGAATTCTGGCTACGCATTGCGGCAGGCGGCGAGAAGTTCCGGCATATTCCGCGCTCCGTTGGGCTTTATATGAAGCGGGCGGAATCATTGGAACATCGAAACCCTGACCTTGCAACGCGTGAAAAGCTGGCAATACAGGAGAAATATCGGAGTATAAAAGCATGAAGATCATCTCCCTCGGTTGGGGCGTGCAATCATTCACGCTTGCAGCTATGTCGGCGATTGATGAGTTACCAAAGGTTGATTACGCAATTCATGCCGACACGACACACGAAAGCCAGTTGACGTATGAGTTCGCGCGGAAATGGACGCCGTGGCTGGAAGAGCGGGGCGTTGTTGTTGTTGTTGTTGCAACCCATGAGAAGAAAAACATCATTGACAAATGGGGTGGCATGCAATTACCGGCTTACACGGCCAGCGATAAAGGCGATGGACAAATTCGCCGTCAGTGTACGCACGAATGGAAAATACGCCCGATGCGTCAATGGTTACATGCCAACCGTAACGGCGAACCCGTAGAGCAATGGATTGGTATTTCACTCGATGAGTTTCAGCGCATGAAGCCCTCTGACGTGAAATATATCACTACGCGCTGGCCTTTGATCGACAAACGCATGACACGCCATGATTGTGTGAAATGGTTGAAAGAACACGGGCTTGAAGTTCCACCGAAATCAGCTTGCACATTTTGCCCGTACCACACGACTACGGAATGGAGACGAATAAAAGCAACGCCCCAAGACTGGGAAGAGGCCATAAGGGTTGATGCAATGATCCGTACAGCAAGACCACCAGCCGATTTGTTTGTTCATCCTTCCCGCAAACCTCTTGAAGAAGTTGACTTCCGCACCGCCGAAGAAAAGGGTCAGTTGTCGCTTTGGGATAACGAATGCACGGGGATGTGTGGGATATGAGCCAATATCGGAGTATTGCAATCCCTCTCTAAATATGTTATCCTGAAATCACAATTGAAATCGGGTTTGCATTGAAGGCGGACGCCTGAAGCAAATACCGTGCTGGTCGTAGGATTACGAGAGCTAAAACATGTACCTGTAAAGGTCTGTTTTGGCTCTTATTATTTCCGGAGGTGGTATGAAAGATACAAGCATGCAAGATAAAATCAATAAGATAATCGATGCCATTTACAAGGCATTGACCCTGAATACTCAAGATTACTGGATTCAGGAGGTCTACGAAAGCTACGCGATTATCGCCGTAAGCGAAAACGGGAAATATAAATTCTACAAATTTCCATACCTGATCAACTCTGACGGCTCCGCTACTTTGGGCGACATGACCGAAATCGAATGGGGATGGACAGAAGTTTCAAAGACTGCCCTGTATTTCAATAACTCATTGAAAGCAATCTCGAAAACTGATGATGAATTGCGCGTTGCAAACTATATCGCCCTGTTTGGCGGCCGCGATGCTACCGGCGTGGTTCACGGCGCGAACGCAGACGGCTCCCTGGGGGAATACTTTACGGCTGAAACTGAATTCGACAGCGACTATACAAAGACCGGCGTACTCTATGTAGATTTCGAGCATGGCGAAGATCCCGACGATATGGGATTGAATTCTGATGTTGTTCTCGGGGTTGTTGATTGGAAAACTGCGAAGAAAGACGACCGCGGCCTGTTTGTGGAGCGCGTCCTCAACCGCCGTCAGAAATATATCGAATGGATCGAACCTCTCATTGAGGAAGGGCTTGTAGGGAACTCTTCACAGTCTATCGAAGGACAAGCCACAAAGAATTCACACGGCGCAATTATCAAATGGCCGTTGAAGCGCGACACTCTCACAGTCAACCCGATGGAGCCGCGCATGTTGTCAGAAAATGCGTTCCAGGCAATCAAAAATCTATCAGCTATTCCTGCTTTCAAATCTCTCGCGGAAAAGAACTTGCCGGCGGCTGCCGGAAGCGATGAACCGCAACAGACAGAAACAGAACAAACTATCAATCATTCCAATACGGAGGATGAAATGGACGAAGAAGTCAAAGCTCTCATTGAGGGCATCAATAAATTACTCGCGGGTATTCCCGCCCTGGTAACCGATGCGACTGACAAAGCCGTGACCGCTGCCATGGAAAAAGCCAAGCCGGACGTGCTGGCCGGTGTTGACGTAACCGACGATGAAGCGGATCGTGCTGCCAAAGGCAACCCATTCAAAAGCGCCGGTGAATTCCTGAAAGCCGTCAAAACCGCCGCGCTTTCCCCTGCTGAAACCGACAAGCGCCTGCTTGCCATGAAGGCTACTGGCCTCGGTGAAGATCCCGACAGTAACGGCGGGTTCCTTGTACAGTCTGATTTCTCGGACGGCATTCGCCAGAACATGTGGAATACCGGCTCTCTGCTTTCCCTGTTCCGCCCTATCGGCGTTCGTGGAAACGGCATGAACTTCAACGCGCTGGATGAAACCTCGCGCGCTGATGGTTCTCGCGGCGGCGGCGTTCTCGGTTACTGGCTGGCGGAAGCTGGCACTCTGACCGGTTCCAAACCCAAATTCCGCAATATCGACCTGAAGCTGAAAAAGGTTGCCGCTATGTGTTATGCCACTGATGAATTGCTGGCTGATTACGGCGCCCTTGTCGGGTGGATCAATAACTATGTCCCGACAGAACTGCGGTTCCAGGTTGAGGCCGCGATCATGAACGGTAATGGCGTCGGTAAGCCTCTCGGCATCCTGAAATCTCCTGGCCGTCTCGGAATCGAACGCCTTGACGCTGGCCTGATTCAAGTCGAAGATGTAGCGAATATGTGGGCGCATCGCCTGCCCGGCGCGAGCGATTATGTATGGACGCTCAACTCGCTGGCCTTCCCGCAGCTGATCAAAATGAAGATCGGTGATACACCCGTGTACCTGCCCCCGACCGGCGTATCCGGCACGCAGTACGGTACTCTATTCGGTCGCCCGATCATCGAGACCGAATACAATCCGCTACTGGGAACCGAAGGTGACATCATGCTGATCTCTCCTTCCCACTACCTGATGATCGACAAAGACGGCGTGCAGTCCGCTTCAACCATGCATGTTGCATTCTTGACCGATGAAATGGCGTTCCGCTTCACCTATCGCTGCGATGGCGAAACCGAAAATGCTGCCCCGATCGCCTCTTATGTGTCATCGAGCGATTACGTTTCCCCGTTCGTTACCCTGTCGGCTTCTTCATAATCCTGCTGAAAGGAGGATAAAAGATCATGAAAAATCAATTCAAACATGGTGAAGGCGTGAATTATCTGCCTGTCCTTGCCCCTGTGGCGTTCACTACCTCCGCGCTTGATACCGAGCGCGTGGATATGAGCCTGAATCACTGGGCTACCTTCCTTGTTGATTTTGGCCTGATGACGAGTGATTCCACCGATACCGTGACTGTCACCGTCAAATGCTCCAGCGTTGACACATCCGATACCGGTGAGGAATTGGCTACGTACACCTATCGCCTGAGTTCAGCCGTTGGAACTGACAGCATGGGGGCAATTACTGCCGGGTCATCTGACGGCGTAGTTGTGACCGCTGAAGATGACAGTAAACTGCTGATCATCGCCGTTGACCCGACTCCCATCCCGGCGAAAAAGTCTGCCGGCCGGTTTGTGTATCTGGTCCTGACACCGTCCGCTGAAATGGCCTCCGGCGTTGTAAGTGTGGTCGCAATTCTTGATCCGCGGTATCCCGGAAACGATATTCCGTCATCCAGCTAATCTTGGTTGATCATCCGGTTTATCTAAGGGGAGGAGTGATCCTCCCCTTATAGGTGAGAGCATGGCTGATTATTGCACATACGCAGAAGTAATTTCAGACATTCCAGACAGCGGCATGGCGGAAACCACAGACACAGATACGCCTATCGCTATCGGGAATATGATCACGTCTGCTTCCAGAATGATCGACGGCTTATTCGGAGCGCCTGATGATTTCTTTGCCTCAACCGATGAAACCACGCGTGAGTTTGACGGTTCCGGAACATCAATCCAACAGATTGACAGGTGCCATACAATTACCTCTGTGTCAGTCTCCGAGAGCGGCGGCACGGCCTTGACCGACTATACCGCGTGGGTTGAGGATACTGATTTCTACACATGGCCTGTGGCGCATGCAGAAAAAGGCGTGCCGATCACTGAGTTATGGATTGAACAAAACGGCAATCACCTGTATTTCCCGCGATACCGCAAGGCTGTAAAAGTGACCGGTCAATTCGGATATTCTGCAACCCCTCCGACTATTATCAAACAGGCCGTAAAAATGCAGGCGGTTATCTGGTATATGCGTGCAAAACAAAGCTATCAGGAGCAGGGCGCGAATGGCGCGGTCGCTTCTATTCTGTCGTTCAAAGCCGCAAAGTTGGATAATGATATTGAATTATTGCTCCGGAAAATGCTTATGGAGTTTATGGTATGAGTGACGTTGATACCGTTGTAGCGCGAATACAGGAAATCGCAAAGGCTTGCGTTGATTCGGTCAATAGCAATTTTTTTGCCCCGGATTATCCTGTTGACAATGCTATGAAACTCCCAATGGTTATAACCCATATCAAAGGAGGAAACTGTGAAACTCTCGATGCTACGGCCGTGAAATTCCGCATGAATTTCATTGCAGAGTTCCATTTCGACCGCTCGAAATTGGACGTGACATACAAAAAGATTGACGCCCTTATCCCTGAGTTCTTAGCAAGGTTGGGAGGTGATCCTTCTATGAAGTCCGCAGTAAGCACGATCATGTATCCGGTGACATTTGAGGTTATTCCTTCCGACTGGAATACCGTAGTCACTGAATGCGTGGAATTTACCATACCCGTGAAGTTCAACCTACAAACACCAAAGGCGACAGCATGAAATCAACCTTAGTTATTATGGGTTCGCACCCAAAAACGCGAGATGAATTTGATTGGAACCGGACGGATTGCGATGTCCTGGTTTTCAATGAAGCCTGTTCTCAGGCATGGTGCAAAAGGGCTGATAAGGTCCTGCAATTGCACAAGCCGGTTATCTGGAAAAACCCTGGCAACCGCTCCGACCCACATCATTATGAATGGCTGAAGTCCGGCAAAACGCCGGTTATTTACATGCAGGCTGATTATCTCGAAGTGCCAAAGTGCAAAAAATACCCTCTGGATGCCGTGCTGAAGATCGGCAGGAGATACCTTACCTGCTCCGCGGCGTTTGCCGTTGCGCTCGGAATTGTAGAAGGCTATCAGAATATTGAAATCTACGGCATTGAGCTTGAAACACAGACAGAATATGTTTACCAGCGCCCCGGCCTGCTGTACTGGATCGGTATAGCGGATGCAAAAGGCATAAAGGTTGATTATCACGGCTCTGTGCTTACCTCCCCGCTGTATGGCTACGAAGGGGATATCCGATGGGGCTATGAGTTCTTTGACCAACGAATAGCAGAATTGAAGATCAAATCAGATGAAGCAAAAGCCATATACAACGCGGCCAGAGCGGAAACCGATAAGATCATCACCGAGTTTGACCTTCACGGAACAAATCCTGACCAGGTAATCAAGTCTATTCAAAACTGCGTAGAATTGGCCGCGCAATTTGGTGTACCCGATGGAGCGCGTGAAGAGGTTGCCCGGTACAAAGGCAAGGCTGACGCGATGATCAAAGAGTCGGGCGATTTCCTATTTTCTCGTCAGGAGTTTGAACACTCGTATGCCTCATTTACAAAGCAAAAACAGGACGCGATTATCGCCGCTACAAACATGGCGCGGCAATGTTCCGAGGCTTTCAAAGAAATCCGCCTGACAAACAATAAACGGAAGCGCATCGAGCGCATGAATAATTTCATGCAGATGATTGATGAATACACAAAGAAATCTGTTTCTGTCGGGGCATATGATGGTGCCACAAAAGAGAATGCTTTCCTCATGAAAAAACTGGACGAATTGATCCGCATGGCAGGCGGTGAGAAATCGCAGGAAATCATGGCGGCTGAAATGGCGGTGACCAAATGAGAGTCGGTCAGAACCCCGAGCGCACAAATACCATTGCTGGGCTGCCTCGCAGATATGCCGCGGTCATTACGCACTTGCCCGACCAGGAAGGCTACCATTCAAGGCGGCTTGAGGTTATCAAGGCTTGCCTGATTTCCATGCGAGAAGGCGCTCCCGGCGTTGCTACAATCGTCTGGGATAACGGCTCTATTCCAGAGCTTACCGCATGGATCAAAGATGTTTACAAGCCGTTCTATTTCATTCAGTCGCCAAATATCGGCAAATCAAATGCCAGGCGTGCAATCTTCCACATGGTAGAACCCGGCTCTATTGTTTCGCTCTGCGATGATGACATGCTTTTTTATCCGGGTTGGTGGGAAGCCTCGGAGCAATTACTTGTCGAATTCCCGAACGTTGGCAAAGTATCCTGCTATCCCGTGCGCACACAAGGCCGCTGGGGCTGTGATTTCACGAAACAATGGGCGCAATCACATGCGGAACTTAAAATAGGCAAACTCCTGCCGAAAGAGTACGATTATGATTTCTGTACTTCCATTGGCCGGGACTATGACAACCATCTGCAAATGTCAAAAGATGACATGGATTATCTGGTTACTTTCAATGGCATGCAGGCATATTGCTATGCTCATCATTGCCAATTTATGGGATATTCTGACCGGTTGGCTCCGTTATTGACTGGGTCAAATTATCTCATGGCAGATGAAAAGCCTTTTGATATTGCGGTCGATAAAGCAGGCATGTTACAGCTAACCACGGTCACACGGTATGCACGGCATATAGGGAACGTGATCGACAAGAAGATACAATCGGAAATAGAAAAAATGGGTATAGGAGGTATCAATGGCTAACGGGATAAAAGCGGCGCGGCAAATCCAAATGAGCCGGGAGACAACCCAGGGCGCACCATCCGCCACGTTTTACAACTGGCGCGGCATGGGTGTTCTGGAAGATGTTCGGGAAATGGTCATGCCTGACGAAGATGTCGGGAAAATCTCCGGGACTGACCGGCAGTACTGCCCGAAAACGGGCGGCAAGCTGGAACTCGAAGAGGTCGAATTGACCTTTGAGCAGATCCCGCACATCCTGGACGCGGCGATCAAATATGTTGCTCCGTCCGCGGATAGCTCCGGCTCTGGCTACATCCGGCAGTACGAGTTCCCGGTCGATTCATCTGACCTTGTTGAATCGTCCGACTTGCAGACGTACAGTTTCAAAACCGGCGACAACAACGAAGTCGAAAAGGCTTCATTCGGCTTTGTGACGGATTTCAAATTGTCCGCGGCCGCCGGGGAAGCGTGGAAGATCACATCCAATTGGGAAACCCGCGAGGTTTTATCAGATAGTGACGGCTTCGCCGCATCCCCAATTTTGCAGACTGTGGAAGAGGCTCTGCTCGGCAATACATACCTGTACATTGATGACAGTTCCGATACTCCGGGAACGACTTTGATTTCCAATACCCTGATAGGCGCGGAGATTGATTTCAATCCTACCGGGTGGATGTCTGTGTTTACCGGGTCAGGGCGGCTTGATTTCTCATTCATCAAACAGGTAAAGCCGGAAATCAAGATGTCAATCACCTTTGAGCATAATGCCACGGCTACGGCTGAAAAAGCTGCGTGGCGCGTTACCGAAAAAGCGCGGAATATCCGGCTGTATATCGCTGGTTCGGCTCTCGCGGTTCCCGGCATTTATGCCAATAAGCTGATCATCATCGATCTGGCCGGCAAATGGGAAACATTTGATAAGTTGGACGAAAACGACGGGAATGATGTTGTCACCGGTAACTTTATCGCCCGGTACAATTCTGTTGCTGATCTGTTCAGTTCCATTATTGTTGTCAATGAGGTAGGTGCGTTATGAAATTCAAAATCCCGACTGATACCATAAAAAACCGCGATCTCGTGGAATGCGAAGATTCTCTAAAATCATCCCTTAAACTCATGAGCCGCTTCATGGTTGATGAAACCGGTACTCCTATACCCGAAGATGAAGCTTACGAGCAGCTCCTTGACCTTACCCTGGAAGAGCAGGCGAATGTATCTGAAGCCTTTACGAAATCGATCATCCCAAACATGAAAGGGCGGCGGTCATCGCGTGGATAAATCACAACGGGCAGCCGCCCGAATGGACACAGGTTTTATTGTGCGCGGAAGATTGGGGCATACCGCCGTGGGAAGTCTGGAACGGTGACGCGGTATGGTTCCAGAGGTGGAAATACATGAAAGTACAGATGGAGAAAAAGAATTCATCTGATGCCAAAGTAAAAGGAAAATGACATGGCCGAATCAATTGAAATTGACATAAACGCACACGACAATACCGGCAAAGCCACTAAATCGGTTGTAGATAATTTCCGCAACCTGGGACGGCAAATATCTGGTATTGGAAGTTCCATGTCAAATATATTTACCCGGCCATTGATGGACTTAGAGCGCTTCCTGATGAAAAACTCTGAAATTCAGGCCGCATTAGCTCCAGCACAAAAAGCATGGCAGGATTTAGGCAATGAGCTTGCCGTTTCTCTCGTGCCAGTAATCAAAGACCTCACCCCGGCACTTATAAGCCTTGCTGGATCATTGAGCGATGTGATCAAATGGTTCTCCGCGCTTTCTCCTGGGACGAAAGAGGCTATAGTTTCATTTGTTGGAATTATGGGGGCGCTCGGGCCGGTTCTGATTGGAGTAGGGCAACTCGTTACATTTATAGGCTCCCTCAGTGGGGCATGGGCTACATTGTCCGGCATTCTGGCACCGCTTGGAACAACCGTTCTCCCCGCAATTGGAGCTGGGCTTGCCGCTATCTCTGCGCCTGTTTGGCTGTTGATTGGAGCGATCGCGCTTCTCGGTGTGACTATTGCGGTATTTGGCAAACAGGCATGGCAAACAATAACAGATATTGGCGGGATATTTACAGCTTTATGGCAATTGTTGTTGATAAAAATAGACCAAATAAAATCCGCATGGCTTTCTGTAGACTGGGGAGGAATCGGTAAAAATCTTATGCAAGGAATTGCAAATGGCATTTCCGCTGGATGGAATTGGGTAGTCGATGCCGCAAGGAACGCAGCTACTGCGGCATTCAATGCAGCTAAAAATGTGCTTGGCATCCGCTCCCCGTCTGTTGTGTTTGAAGGCATCGGCATGAATATGATGAAGGGAATGGCAAATGGTATTAGCCAGAACGCCGGCATCCCATCTTCAGCTACAAATAAAGCGGTATCTGCTACTGTTCCATCAGCTACAAACAACTCAACCCAAGGC